CATCTGGTCATACCGGAAAACGCCACACCTGAAGAGGTCGAGCGCAACAGCTGCAGTTACGCCTGCAATGAATGCGGTAGCCTGTGGGATGATCAGACCAGAGAACACGCCATCAGAATGGGGCACTGGTACTGCGTACAGGGGGCTGATAACCACCGCCCCCACAAGGTAGGCTTTCACCACCGTGCCTGGGAATGCCTTGATATTACCCTGGCAGAGATCGGCGCGGCCTGGCTGCGTGCCAAACAGGGTGAACATGCCGCAAAAGTAGCCTGGGCAAACGGCTATGAGGCGATTGATTTTGTCGAGGAACAGGCTGCAGCTGTCACTGAAGAAAACCTGCTGCGCTACTGTTCGGACACTCCGCCGGATCTTATCCCGCCAGACACCGCCGCACTCTGGCTGTTGGTAGATACTCAGCAAGACAGCTTTTATTATGAGCTATGGTCAGCAGGCTATGCACCAGAAATCAAATTGCAGATGGTACGCCACGGTATCGTCCAGAAGTTCACCGATCTTGAAGGACTGCTGCAATCCACCTGGCAGGACCATGAAGGCAGGCAGTTTAGAATCAGCAACGGCCTGATTGACTCAGGCGGTACGCGGCGTGGCTGGCAGAAGCACAGCCGCACCATGGAGGTCTACGAATGGTGCAGCCGCAACCGGGTAATGATCCCGATCAAGGGCATGCACGGTAGAACCGGTGATCTGGTCAGCTTTAAAAACATTGCCACCTGGCCTGGCACAAACAAGGCCATACCAGGCGGACTTACACGGGCAAACCTGCGGGTTGATCTGTTTAAAGATGAGCTTGAACGCCTGCTACAGCTTGATCCAGACAGCACCACCGCCCTGGCCTTTCATGCCGATATTGATAGCGCCTTTGCCAAGCACTACACCGGAGAAACAAAAGACGATCACGGCGACTGGCAGCACAGCAAAAAACAACAGCGTATTGATTACTGGGATTGCAACGTCTATGCCCTGGCGCTGAGAGAGATCCTCAAATTACGCATACCACGCAAAGAAACCCAAACCACAGCACGCAGAATACTATCACGGGGGGTACAGAACCAATGACAGCACATATCACACGGGCTGAAGTAGAGGCATACAAGCGAGAAATACTGGAACAATCGGTGTTGATCGACATCGACACCGCCGCAGAGATCCTGTCTGTCAGTACCCGCACCATCCGCCGCAGGGTTGATGAAGGGATGATTGCCACCTATTCAGACACGCCGGACAGGGAAAACACACGTTTCCTGGCATCAGAACTGCGAAACTACGTCAAGCGTATGCGCACCATCCACCGTGACCGTTGACAGTAACGGACAACAACGGACAGTAGCGCCCTTCTCAAGCAGTAAAAAATAACCCACCATAACGGCCATGCTCCAAACAAGGGGATCACATGGCCGGAATCACCCTACAACAAGCAGAAGATAAACTTGCCTACTGGCTGAATATTGAAGAACAACTTGGCATCAATGCAGAAGTAACCATTGATAACAAGACCTTCAAGCGCCACCAGTTAAAGGATATCTCCGCCATGATCACCACCTGGGAGGCTCGCGTTTCGCGCCTGTCCCGTTCAGGTGGCATCCGTGTCATGGAGGCTATGCCGCGATGAGCACGCTTGCCCGTGAGATAACCATTGCCGGTAAGCAGATCACCGTTCCGGTTACCTGGATGGATGATCTGGTCAACTTCATTGATCCGATCAAAGGCGCACAGCGTTACCAGCAACGGGTACGCATGGCTGTTGCCGGTGGTTACACCGGAGCAGACCGCACCCGCCGTGCCAACCAGCTTGGCCGGGTGTCAGAGCGTGATGCCGATACCGCTATCCTGCCAGACCTTTCCACCCTGCGTGAAGAATCACAACACCTGTACCGCAACAACGCCATTGCCGGTGGTGCCATCCGCACCAACATCACCAAGGTTGTTGGCACCGGCTTAAAGGTAAAGGCCCAGATTGACCGCGAAGTGCTGAAGATTGATGACGCCACCGCTGATGCCTGGGAGCGTATGGCCGAGCGTGAATTTAGACTGGCAGCCGAAACCCGCGAGATCGACGCAGAACGCCAGCTGCCTTTCAGCCTGCTGCAGGCGTTGGTATTCAGCAAGGCGCTGGAAGATGGTGACCTGTTTATTAACCTGCCCCGTATTACCAGGGCCGGTTCCCCCTACAAAACAAAACTGCAGCTGATAGAAGCAGCCCGTATCTGCAACCCCGACAATAAGCCCCCCACTGCCCGACTTTCCGGCGGTGTTGAAAAAGACGAAAACGGCGCACCGGTTGCGTACCACGTGCTTAACCAGCACCCCGGCAGCATCCGCCGCACCGGCACTGATAAACTTACCTGGTCAAAACTGCCTGCCTTCAGCAGCAATGGTTCACCACTCTGCCTGCACCTGCTGGACAAGACCCGTCCCGGACAGACTAGAGGCGTCCCGTACCTGAGCCCTGTTGTGGAACTGATCAAGCAGCTTGGCCGCTACACCGATGCCGAGGTTATGGCCGCCGTGGTATCCGGAATGCTGACAGTCTTTGTCACCAATGAAACCGGCAACCCCCAGCTTGGCCCTGCTGCCACCCAAAGCAACCCAACCGGTGACGCCAGCCTGCAAGCAGACACCACCGGCATGGAGTTGGGGTACGGTTCGGTTATCGGGCTGCTACCTGGTGAAAAAGTGGAATCAGTTAATCCCGGCAGACCCAACCCCGCTTTTGATCCCTTTGTTACCAGTATCCTGCGCCAGATCGGCATGAGCCTAGAGCTGCCGTTTGAACTGCTGGTCAAGCACTTTACCGCATCATACAGCGCAGCCCGTGCCGCACTAGAAGAAGCATGGGATTACTTCAACCGCCGCCGTCACTGGCTGGTAAGCCAGTTCTGTCAACCAGTCTATGAAGCGATCATCACCGAAGCTGTTATCAATGGCCGCCTGAATGCACCCGGCTTTTTTGCTGATCCTCTGGTCCGTAAAGCCTGGCTGGGCAGCTGCTGGATAGGTGACGCCCCCAGCCAGCTTGACCCGCTGAAAGAAGTCAACGCTGCAGCCAAGCGGGTAGAACTGACCATCAGTACACTGGATGAAGAAAGCCGCAAGCTGACCGGCACACCGTGGGAAGACAAGCTGCCGCAGATTTTAAAAGAGCGCTCCATCCTGCGTGCTAATGGCATCACCATCAGCGCCTATGAAGCCGCAGCAGAAAAAGCAGAACCGGAACCGGCAGCAGACCAGCCGGACACCGAAACGGAGTAACCGCCATGAGACTGATTGACATCGTAAACGGCCCCTGGGCCATCAGACCGCAAATGCTGGAAGAGATCCAGCGTATCTATGCCAGCCACCTGCACCGGGCTGAAAAGATCGACATCAGCGCCATAGAGGCAGCAACCGGCAAAACCTTAAATAACACCCGCGCAAATGTGCAGATAACAGACGGCGTTGCAGTTATCCCGGTGCATGGGGTTATCGGCAAGCGCATGAACCTGATGACCCAGATCAGCGGCGGGGCCTCAACTGATCAGATCGCCAATGATTACCTGTCAGCCCTTAATGATCCGGCAGTCAAGGGGATTGTCCTGCATATCGACAGCCCCGGCGGCACCGTTGACGGCACCATGCAGCTGGCAGACATCCTGCGTGCCAACCGTGGAGCCAAGCCCACCATGGCCTGTGCCGATGGCATGATGTGCAGCGCTGCCTACTGGATCGGATCAGCCGTTGACAAGATCACCATGGCAGACCTGACCACCGATGTAGGCAGTATCGGCGTGGTTGCCAGTCACATGGACATCAGCACCTGGGAAGAAAAGCAGGGCATTAAAACCACGGAAGTAACAGCAGGCCGCTACAAGCGTGCCATCAGCCAGTATGCGGCATTGACTGAAGAAGGCCGGGCCATGCTGCAGGCAGATGTTGATCAGATTTATCAGTTGTTTGTTGAATCAGTAGCCTCTAACCGGGGCTGCACTGTTGAAGATGTACTTTTTAATATGGCAGATGGCCGGGTGTTTCTGGGCCAGAAAGCCATTGATGCCGGTCTGGTGGACAGTGTCGCCACCCTGGCCGAAACCATACAGCAGGTGCGTGATCTTTCCCGCACCCCACAAACAAAATCAATCAGCCGGGCCAGTGTCGCCCAGGCCACCGAAACGGAGATCAAACCCATGACTATTGACCAACTGAAAGCAGATCACCCCGAACTGGTAGAGGCCATTGCAGCCGAAGCCACCGCAGGCCATGCCGAAGCCCTGGCCGCTGCCCGTGCCGAAGGTGCCGCTGCAGAGATCCAGCGCATTAACGCCGTGCGTGCCTGTTCCATCCCCGGCCATGAGGCCCTTGTTGAACAACTTGCCTTTGATGGCACCAGCCAGGCCAGTGATGCCGCGCTTGCCATTGTAGAGGCAGAAAAAGCCCAGCGCAGTGCAGCTGCAACCGCCGCAGACCTTGAAGCCTCTCCGGCAGTGCCGGCTGTTGATGCTGATGATGCTGCCAGCGCAAAAACCATGAAGCGTTCAGACTTTAATGCCCTGAATGAAACCGACCGCCGCGCAGCCCTGGCTGCCGGTACCAAGATCGTTTAATCACTTACACCCTATAAGGAGCTACTACCATGGCAAACACACTAACCGGACTGATCCAGTACATCTATGACACCGTTGATAACGTCAGCAACGAGCCTTCCGGCCTGATCAATGCTGTAACCGTAAGCGGTAAAGCAGAGCAGGCAGCACTTAACCAGGATATCACCTACGACATCACCGCTGTTGGCGCAGAGCGTGACAACACCCCTGCTGCCACTCCTCCGGCATTGGTTGATGAAACAACCGGCGCAGGCACCATGAAGCTTACCAAGTCAAAGTCCGTTCCGTTTTACTGGACCGGCGATGATGAGGCAAAAATCGGTCAAGAAGCAAAAACAGGCATTCAAAACAACAAAATTGCCCAGGCAATCCGCCGCCTGCGTAACCTGATCGAGATTGATTTGGGTGCCCTGCAGAACCAGGCATCCCGCGCATACACTGCACATGCCACCACCCCTGCTGCCCTGTTTTCCTCAAACCTTGGCGAAGCTGCACAGGTCCGTAAGATCCTTCATGATAACGGCGCTCCCATGGGCGACCTTCAGGGCGTACTTGATACCGCTTCCGGTGCAAACCTCCGCACCTTGGTTGGCCTTGGGTCAGTCCAGGGGGGAAGCATGCTTAATACAGGTGTTCTGATAGATGCCTACGGCGTGCCACTGCGCGAATCTGCCGGTATTGTCACCACCACCGCAGTAGGCACCAACACCGGCCCTTATGTTGTGAACGGTGCTCATGCCCTTGGCGCAACCACCATCACCCTGAAGACCGGCACCGGAACCATCCTGGCTGGCGATGTAGTCACCCTTGGATCAAACACCAAGCACAAATATGTTGTGGTCACCGGTTGCGCTGCAGCTGGCCCGATTACCATTGCTGCACCTGGCCTGCAAACCACTCTGGCAGACGGTAACGCCGTTGTTGTGGTAGGCGTCTGCTCCCGGTCAATGGTCTTTGCACGTTCCGCCATCCATCTGCTGGCACGTCTGCCAAAGCAGCCAGAAGGCGGAGACTCTGCAACTGATGAATTGATCGTGCAAGACCCGATAACCGGCCTGCCGTTCCGCTTCGCGCAGTACAAGGGCTACCATGCCAACCAGTATGAAGTCGGCATTGCCTGGGGTGTTAAAGCCACCGTGCCGCAGCACATGGCGCTGTTGCTGGGTAACTAAGATCTGAAAGCCGGGGCTGGTAGGTAGACAGCCCCGGCGCAGAACCAACGGAGCCTTAATGCAATTCAGCCCCTCTGACATAACCGCCATGATAGCAGCCATGGGTCAAACCATGCTGATAGGTATCACCCCATTAACCGGAATCTACAGCACCGGACCACGGGAAATAGTCCGTAACGGTGCTGTAGTCTGGACGGATGAACCGACCCTGCTGCTGTCAGTGGCTGATGCAGAACTGGTGGAGCTGAACCAGACCATCATAACCATCAACAACGTAGATCACCAGGCATACAACCGCGTGCGGGATGGTGCCGGATTTGTCGAACTTGATTTAACAAGGGATTTTTAACCTCTCCCCTGACAAGGGGAGATTGAGAGGGGTTTATGACCCGT